ATTCGCCATTAGCGACGTATCCTCCGTGGCGAGAAATGTACCGTAACGCCTTGCAATGTGTGCGGTTGTTCGTAGGTAGCTTCAGAAAGTATTAATAAGCCCATGTTTGTTCCAATACCGTCTAAATTCTCTTCTGCTGTCGATATAATTTGACCCGACCAGTTAAAGTTATTCCAATAGGCTATGTTCCAGTAACCACCACTACCGTCAATAGATAAATCTCTAGTTCTAGCTTCTGGGACATCTGGGTCAGCATATGAGAAATCAGGTTGAAATTTGATCTCCACATCTGAATCAGCAGACATCTCAAATTGAATCTTCCTGAACCTCTTATCCCTTGTCGGCGTATCGTAATGGTAATAAGAGAACCTAAGAATGGCCTCTATCTCTCCACCATCAAATGATGTTCCTTTATCAAGTTGATACACATATCCGTCATCTGACCCAAAGAATAAAATCTCATCTCCGAGAGCATCTTCTGCTGAACATATTGCATACACCACTTTCCCCAGATCAACTCTAAGGAAACCAGCTAATTTATCCCCAGCAAATGTTGCATAAACACCAGTGCCGTCATTAAAAAACAGCCTGTATTGCCCCTTACTTTTCACCCCTAAAGAATTTATGGATAATCCTTTCTTGACATCGATAATTGGCTTGATCTTTCTGCTTATAGAGTTCATCAAGAAATCGCCATAAGCGTTTACCGCTTGCATATGGGTGACCCCGCGATCATCTAAAAACATAGTATCTGTGATATTCTGAATCGTATATTCTGCCGCTCCAGAACTGGCGGAAAAGTTTTTCAGGTTCCAATCGGACGAACTCGTTCCATATAGGATGTAAATCCTATTCCTGTTGAAAATCGCCAAAGCATCCCCAATCATCACCTGTAATCCGGTGATCTCGTCTCCGGTTCCTATTTCAGCCGCACCAGTAACAACGCTCCAACCATACGGATCGCCTACTGAGGAGTGCTGTAAAGAACCTTTCTGGAATGAAAGAAATAAATGTTTCTTGTGCGCCGCTAGATGCTTTGGCGTATCAAGCGTCATCCCGGTAATTAAGGGGACCGCATAAGTGCCATCAAACTCGAATGCAGTATTTACGCCGTCAACCCAATACATTCTGTTAGTAGAAGTACTGCCGCCAAAATTATAATTGACAAACTGATACTTTCCACTAGGGGTTAGAGTTATTGTTATTAACGCTGACGTGGATACAGCGACAGTCGATGAACTTACCTGTAGATTCTCTGCGTTCTGGAAAGTTCCACTTACTCCAGATAACACAAAGACCCCTTGGGCATCACTAGCCCCAGTAGTCCCTGTTTGTATGGTTACACGCCTAACGGTTCCCGTAGCCCCCGAGATCGCTCCAGTGAGGGTTGCTCCCTCACTTACTGCTGCTGATCCTGTGTTGTACTTTATGTAGGTTCCTAAGTTAACGGCAGTCCACCCAGATGTAGACGACTTATACATAAGGCATTCTGTACCGCCAGTATTATTTCTGAAACAATAAGTAGCCCCTCCGTATACCCAAACTCCGCGTATCGCACCCGATCCGGTTACAGTTCCTATCTTACTCCTAGCTCTTTCTATTGCCGCTCTTGTGTAAGTTTTATCAAGGGCATCAGTTGTCGCCCCAAGGACATTAGCCACAGCCTTAACAACTGCTACAGTAGACGCGCTAACTTGGATATTCTCGCCTACTGCGAAAGTACCCGTTAACAAAGCAACAGCCATATAGCCAACTGCATCATTACCGGCATAAGAGCCGCTTTCTACTACAGCATCCGCGATGAGTTCTGCTGTGGCGCTAGAAGTAGCACCTGTAATTACGTTCGTATCTACTGCGGCCGTAGTGCCGGCATTAAATTCAAGAATCCAATAAAGGCTTTCGGATGGTTTTGTTTTTCCATCGAAACGCTCATAACCATCGATTCTCCTATAGCCGCCCTCGGGGTATACCTCGTAGTTCTTTCCATAAAGCAAACTACCGGGAGACTGGGATAGCGCAGGATCAGTTAATATCTCTCCCCCCTCAAAAGGGAAATACTTCGCCTTCAGAGAGGAGCCGGGTAGTCTCGCCCTGCCTATAATTTCATTATAGATGCTACTCATTTTCGACTTGAATAACTAATGGTTGATCGCTAGAAGATAATCTCCTCGGCTTCTGAGACGGCAATTGCGAGGACTCTAATTTGTCCAAAAGATCAGCATATTCAGCGGATGCCGAGATCAATATATCCGGGGCTTCCTCTCTTTCCGCCCACATAGTTTTCGCCCGTGCAACAATTATTCTATGGAATTGCTCGGGGATTGGAGAGACCGTGGCGTTTGCCGCCATCCGTGTGGGGGTCTTCCAGTAATCTGCTGTAATTGTGTAAGCCGCATCCGGTGGCGGATTAACAAATATGTTCTGGTTTGGATTAACTATAATGTAGGTCGGAGTGAAATTAGTTTGCGTTCCTTGCCTAAAATTTGTTCGCCAATCAACATAAGACAATGGGTCTAAATGGGTAGAATCATCCGAGGTGTAATTAAGATAGAATGATCGCGTATCCCACGTCCCCAAATCTGTGGGCTTTTGCAGAACAGGTTCTTTGACCCCAGTGGCTAAAGTAGAGCTATATTGCGCCCATAGGAAATCCCAATCTTCCCAAAGCACCTGAACCTCGAAATCAGATGCCGCAACAAAGTCTACGATAACCTTTAGTTGTCCTTCCTGATTCAAGACGGTTGTTGGGCCTGTACCAGACACGCCTACTTCTTGTCGAACGGTTTGGCAAAGTTCTAAAAATGTCATGCAGACTTCCTAAGTTCTAATTTGTGATCCACAACTGCGTTAAACACAGTGTGGGGTTCAATCCTGGCCGCGCATATAGACGCGCCAGTTTCTTCGTCTCTATTACAAGTCGTAAACCCAGCAAGATGCAATTTGTGGCAAGGGAAACAATGAACAAATGCTGGTGTAATCGTGGATGTGTTTATCCAGTGTTTTGTGAGATTTTCTTTAGACGAGTGACTCAACAGGCAAACTTTTGCAACCGCGTCCATGCTAACCGCATTGAGTAATCCTGTTTCGGGGCCGATCACTATATCGGCGTCCTGGGCAAACGCTATGGTTTGCCTAATTGACCATTCACCGCTACGTCTATAGACGCGGGGTTCTTTCTCCCACCCTAGTTCAAGAATTTCGCAAAGGCCGTCACCCGTCATCACGATCCTGGCATCTGGATACTGGAGTAACAATCCAGAAATAACCGCATCCATATGCGGGTAAGCCTTATGGACTGACGATCCAGATAATCCGATTACGACAGTAAAGTGATCATCCCGTATGCCCATTTTTCGACGCTGTTTCCTAACCCACTTTTTTTCAGAGCCGATGGGGTAGAAATGAGCGTTGAATTCATACGGCAAGTCCAGCGCATCATGGATCGCCTCGGAGTAATTCTTATTTAACCGCTCATGGCGTTCTTTGTGTGAGGCATGGAATATGTCATTGATGCCATCCATGCAAAGGAGAGAGCCTTCAATCACACCGCTAAGGTTATACGTCTTATCGAAAAGACTGCCTAGCCTTTCCCAATACGGGCCTAGCTCTTCGTTAGGTATCTGATTCTCTTTCTGGTAGATAAGTTCATCTACATTGGGATCGCTTTTGAGTATTGTTAATCCCGTTTGGTTTACATTAACGCAAACCTTATCCCATTTCTCTTGGAGCAGGGGGAACAAAGAACTGGATTGGGCCGCATCCCCGTAACCGCCATAACGGATTACAAGGACTGAATTTTCTCTCCTACCACCTAATTCCTTGTCTGTAAGCCCTTGCCAATTTTTTGGTGGAATATGCGTTATGTTCAAATGGGAACGCAACTATTTGATGCCTCGTCCCATTGATATCCAGACCTCGCATTGCATGAGGCCTTTTGTTCCTCAATAGACTGCGGTGACTCATCCCCCCGCTCTGGCTCTTTCAGCCCCCACCTCACTTCCAACGCATCAAGACGCTGCTCTATCTCAGTTGGGTGGTAAGCTATTCCTAGTTTATTGGCAAGCCCTTGGACAAATTGGGCGGCAATCCCTACTGGGTTGGAATATAAGAGACCCCCCTTAAACTGAAACCCTTTCTCATTAACCTCTTTAGAGTTTCTTTTGCCCATCTCCGAGAGATGCGCGCCATATGTACTTTTGTAATTGTTAATTAATTCTTGCGCTTCTCGTTTCGTGGCATTGTCTTGCTTGTCGTACTTCAAGCCAAAGACGGTCGTACCAGTTGTATAATTGTCTAAAGACTTTTCAAGATTATTAAACGCACGTTCAGTCTGCGCGTCTTTGGCTTGGTCAGTGGCTCTTGGGTCATGGATAGCACTGGCTGTTTTGTCAGCCTGCCTAGCGAGTCGCGCTTCTTCAAAAGACCAGTCTGGGCGCGACACGTTACGGTAAATCGATCTGGCAACGTCGTTCCGTGAACGAGCAAGTTTTGCTGCGTTCTCCGCTGCCCGTACGCTATCAGTATAGGCTTTATTAGCCGCTGCCAATTGAGCCTTTGCTTCCTGGTTAGCCGCGTCCGTGATATCCTTAGCCCAAGGGTGGGCATCTCGCGCTATAGCCTTAGCCCAAGGGTGGGCATCTCGCGCTTCGTTCTCCGCTGCCTTTGCTTTAACTTCTGGAGTCAATTGGTCCTGCATGACCGGCGCATCATCATCTACATACAACACCTGCTCTGGCGGGGAGTCTGTGCGCGACACGGCGGCGTTAGCGTAAATCGATCTGGCAACGTCGTTCCGTCGTTGCGCCTGCTGTCTCGACAAATCTTTTGCTGTGGCTTCTAGTGAGTGCATCAGTGGAGCGCCAGGAGGCTCCTGGTTGCTAACAAAATTGAATCCAGAGTCTTGAAGTGCGGCTTGACTATCCCTATCTTTTTGAGACTCAAGGCGATCCAAGTCTTCTGCTGTGAATTTTTCTGAGTGCATCATCGGAGCGCCAGGGGGCTCAGAACGATTATTCCCCGCAACCACAGCAGCAACGTATGCACCTATTGCGCCATTAGCGTCTCTTGCAGCCACTCTATCGTGTTGAAAAGAGAAATCATTTTCCCTGAAATTATCGTAATTTCCAACAGATTGCTCCGCTGTACTCCCTTTTGTAAAAGAAAAATCTGGATGACGGCCTTCATGCGCCCCGGTGGGCCTAGAGAAATCCGCTTCCTCAAAAGTGTCTACTGATGCAGGATCATTACCAGCACCGGTTTCGGCAGTAGAACCCCCAGCGCTTGGGGCAGACGGGTCTATCAGCCCCCCACCATTGGGAGCGCCAGAACCTCTGTGCCCCGACTCTGCTACCCCATGTACACTGTCATCAGCCATAGCGTGATTCCTTTATCTCCCGAAACGAAGTGGATGCGGATTGGTAGGCCAACTCCATTCCATATACTCTGGTAAATGAATATCTCTAGGGGCAACAACGCCCGTCTCCCACTCATCACCTTCAACATGATGCGCCGCTAATGGCTTGGGATCATATTCATATACATCAGATGACGTTCCTATATCTCCAGACCGAAACGCAATGTCTGACTTGTCGATATCTGGAACGTTCTTCCAAGTATCAACCTCTTTCATTTTGGGAAGAGGCGTCTGTACTAAATTTCTGTGTGCCATATTCTTTGTCCAAAGAAAAAGGGGGCCGAAGCCCCCCGTTCCTTGTTGGTGGTTTATCCCTTGGGACTGTAATCCAAAGTGGTCCCCATAGGGGCTTTAGATGCCGTGCCAACGCCTTCCGGCTTTTGACCCGGGCCTTTGGAAGCAAGACCAAGTTCCTTCATCGAAGCCGTGATCTTCTGTTGATCAGAAAGACCAGACTTGACACCTACACCTTGAGTTGATTGAGCCATAACTTAATCCCCCTAAGCGGCGCTGTCCCACATGACCACTCGGGCCTGTGCGGCGACTGTGTGAACCAAACCGGCACCACCAAGGTAGTACCATGCAATACCCCGCGCACGACCGTAATCGGACGGGATTTTTCCCCGAATCTCTTCAGGGATTGCAACTGCTTCTGCAACAGTGTCTGAACCAAAGAATACAGCCCAATCGGACTTGCCCTTAGTCCAGGCACCTGCCGCAGTACCCATACCAGTCGCTCCACCGCCCTTAGCGCGATACGTCTGCTCTACGAAGCGGACACCCTCGTAACGACCAGTTTCACCATTACGGATCAACTGAAACCCAGACTCGACATACTGATTGATCGTCTCCAAGTTGTTCTTGAGTGTGCGAAAAGTTGTGGGCCATGCGAGACAGAAGTAGTCGTCTCTCTCGTAAGCTGGTATGTTGCGCTCTTTCATCACATCAACAATTGCTTTGATATGATCTTTTCCGAGAGCAACACCGTTCGTAGACGTAGCCGTACCATCGGTCGTCAACACAACCGCATCGGTTGTGGTGGCGTCCGCTGTCGGGCCAGCCGGAACTACACGCAGTTTAGTTGTATCGATCTGGTCTGCGACCAAGCCGTCCAACACTTCAGCGGTATCAACTTTCAAGACTTTGTGAATTATCTCCTTAACAGGATGCTCTGAAAGATCATCCAGCTTGGAGGTGAAAGGAATTGAATTACCATACTCGGTAATTGTCATCGTCCCTTGAGTTATCGTGAAATTTTTCTCAGGAATCGCAGTGTTTTCAGTAAGCGCCGCACCTGCACCAGAAACAGTGGAGTACACGTTCCAATGAAACGTATCGCCCTTGTTCAGGCCTTGGTGTGCCGCATCTTTAACGTCCGCGAACTGACGAAATTTCACAATTGGTCGTAGGGCCATCCGCAATTCCTTGGACAAATTTAGAGAATACATATAGCCACCAAGGCTAGACGTTCCCCATACCTGACCTGCCATTGCAATATCTCCTTAGACAGTAGTGAAATTAACAGATGTCAGGTGGGTTGACCCCGTTCCTGTTTCATCTGCGCTATGATGTCGGAATAAGTTTGTACCTCTTCGTCTTCACCAATACTGGCTTTAACGTTTCTCGGAACAACTTCATCCATATTCTGCTTGCGCTGTGTGCGCGAGACCTCTGCTGGTTCACCGCCCAATTTCTCCACATAGGAATTCAGCCAAGTGCGTGAATAATCAGCGCACTCCTGCATGATGTCCCACGGGTCTCGGGTAGGATTGTCAGCGTAAAGTTCAGCAGAACGTCGGTCAGCGACAGCAAGTAACGAGGGATCGCCGGCAATGTCGGGATATTCATCATGGAACATCTTCACGGCACTTTGGCGACGGGTCTCGTACCCGCGTTCTCTGGCCTGTTTCTCCTCTTCCCGCATCTCTGCCTTCGTCCTCTCAATAATGCTATTAACATCTATTTGTGGGGTAGAAGGCCTATCTGCGGCGCGAATCTTTTTAAGCAAACCGCTGGCTTTAGTTTCATCGCCTTGAAAGAGGGCATCGTGGTATTGCTCGTATAGAGCGTCAGTCGCGTCCGAACCGGATGGCGATCCTTCATCTTCACCAGCGTCCGAAGATGGCTGGCGCGCTTGAGTCTCTAAATGAGACCTGTACGCATTTAATTTGGACTCATACTCTTCCAACTCTCGTTGGCGTTCTGAGGCCTCTTGAAGTCTTTTGTCAGCAGAAGAGTTTTTCTGATACTGGGTAAGAACATCATTCCACAGCACATCTTTTTCTTCCCCATTTACTTTGGCAGTGACATACCACTCGTCACTTTTCTTTATAAGCGGGTTGCCGAAATCTTGTTCAGGTACAGGAGGCGCTTCGTGTTCTTCTTCTTCATCACGAATAACCCCCTCTTGCACCATTTGTGCAATTCTTTCTATTTCTGATTCATGCTGGGATACAACTGGAGACTCTGCCTCCACTTCTTTTTCTTCTGATACTTCGTGATCCACGTCCTGTTGGATAGCGTCCATTTACTGCTCCTGTATTTCTGACAGAGTTGCCTCTGCATGGTTTGCTTGGTTGATCGCTTCATTTAGCCATGCGACAACTAAAGAAGGTAACCTTGCACGGAATTGAAGTTCCCGTATGGTTTCTACATCTTCTGGAGCGACAGAAATCCAAGCCTCGAAGGCTTCTTCTTTGGACTTAATCGCTCTTCCTAAGATGTATCTACCTAATGGGGAACCAAAGAATTCCTTGGTTTGGAGGCCAAGTCTCGCCTCCGCTATTAACAACTCTGTTTCGTCCATTAACCCTCAGCACCGGGAACGTTCCCGTACCTGTCGTTCATTAGGACATCAGACATCTGCTTCCCCTCATCGTTCCCTGGCGAGACGCCAATATTGGCTTCTTCCTCAAGGAGCATTTTGTGTACGAGCGCTTCTTTCTGGAGAAGTAGCTCGCCTCTAGCGATGTCATTCTTTTCAGCTTTAAGCCTTGCATCAATCAAAGCAATATTCTGCTTCATCCCCTCAATGCCTTCCCTGGACTCAGAGGCGATCTGGGTAGAAGTAATATCACCCATTGCTTTCTCTTTAGCGGCTTGAATATCAGACTGACCCTTAATGAGGGCAGACTGAATACGGCCTTGCACTTCAAGTTCCTTAGCCGCCCCACGTTCCATAAGCTGTTGGACTGCGGCAGTAAGTTCTTCTATCTGACCCATCATCTGATCAAGACGCGGTTGCTCTTCCTCTTTAACGAACCGCTTGGAGTCTTTGTAGCCTAGCGCGCCAAATACTTCTTTCGTTATTTCAGGCTGGTTGAGATACAAAACAATGTCAGGGTTCACTTCAGACATCGTGCGAATACCCAACAACAATCTCTCAATCTTTCTTACTGGATCAGTCGCGCCTATGCCGACATTTATTCCTACAGTCATCTCGTGGTGCAGAAGGTTGTCAATATTCCCAGCAAATTTCTGGAAAAACCCCGGCTCTTCTATGCTCTCACTTTCTGCTTTGTTAGTAGCAACCGCAAGAACAACTTCATCTGTTTCGTAAAACTGTTCCAACCTAACTAGCTGAGAAAGGACAGGTTCTATCCAGGTCTCCGCAAACGTCCTGATCATGTATTCGATCATTGAGTTTGAATTAGAAGAAAGCATTTCCATCCCACCAACTGTCTCGTTCATTAGACGATTGGTTTGGACGGTCCCTTGCGAGAAAGTCCCCGCAATGTCATCGAAATCAACGTTCAATCGATCCTGCTCTTCATACGCAGAGCCTGTGATGTCAGGCGTGTTAACCACCTGCACGTCACTTATAGGATCGTCCATCATTACACTGCCGCCAGGGACGCTCCTCTTCAGCGCATTGATATCAATATTTGAACTGCGGCGTATGTGGTAACGCTTGTTTAGAACTAACTGAACATTGTCAGTCCTCTGGTTGGCAATATCGTTAGCGGCTGTTTGTAAATCCTGCGTCATCTCCACCAGAGACGCTGGATAAATCTTATGGGCCTCAATACTAGCGCCACCCATAACGTAGGGGCGCTCCCCTTCCCTGAGATGCGGGTAAACTTCTACAAGCGGTTTTACATCTGACAACATATGATGAATACCGGACGTGTAGAAAATATAGTCTTTCCCCTTTTTCCTTACGATGTTCTTATGGACAAATACTGTATCGTATTCTTTTATTTTTTCATCCCGATCTGATATCGGGTCTTGGCGTTTCCCTTGTCTCGCCTGTCTTGTGGAATCAAATTCAGACCGTTTGGATGACATGAGCAATTCGCTCATGGAGAGTTTTTTCCATTTTGGCTCTCCAGTCTTATCATCTATATCGTTCATCTTTTCCAGGACATCTTGAACATACATGGGGATGACTTCAATAATGAATGGGGAAGAACCAATAGGGTCATTCCAATCTGCCGCTGGATCAATTCTAAAATTCTCAGAGGCTATTAATCGAATGCTTGGACGATCTGTTAAGACTTCCGTGTTTCCTTCAACTTGTTGCGCCGGAGTTCCGTCCTCATTGAGAATGGCATTCCCCGCTTCATCAAGAATATCTTTCTTACTCCTTGTTTTGTCTTCTTTGTAATCCCAGTACTGGTGTGAGATCACAGACCCGAATACCATAGCCTCTTGGTAAGCCGCTATAAGCGTTTGGAACCAGGGTATAGTTTTTGTGAGCCTGAACTGAAGAAGATGCTTCAATACAGTCGCAGACGCCCTCTGATCTGGGTCAGAATCATTTTGTGGATAAACTGATACAACATCTTCTGTTGCGAAAAATGCCGCCGCTACTGCGGCTTCATTAGTGCGTATAGCTGATCTAGTTTTAGGTCTGAATAAACGAGACCTATGGGTATACTGGGTCGTTCCATATTTAGAACCACTAGGATGCTCAGATTGGAATAGTTTTAGATTCCGTTCCCACTGTCGTCTATAGTTCGCATCAAGGTATGTTGTAGACGAATCATAGGCTTGCCTAGCTAATGTTAGCCAAGAAGATTTTTCGTCAGAAAACCCGTCATTCAAAGGGACATCTTCATTCATCGAATTTCACTTCCCCACGGATATCTCTATCTAAAGATTCGAGTTCTTCTAGATTAGCCGGGCCTCTAGATACGCTGGCCCTCTCTAGTAACTCCCCAGCCCATTTTTGTATGTTCCTGTACTCAGGATCAATATCTTGAACCCTGATCCACATCCCATATCTTGTTGAAAGGTCTTCATTCCAGATAGCCAGCATCGAGTAATCGTTAGACGGACCTACCGCCCACAAATGACCGGGATATTGTTTGTGTAAAGAGTCCGCAACATTTTTTACTAAGGAGGTTATGGTCGCCTCTTTCATCATCCCCCGATGATGTTCGTCAATTAAAACTTTCATTTTATGAATTCGATATAGAAAGCAATGCAACAAATTGCAAAAACTACAACCCAGAATATTGGTTTCTTCATAACTTTTTCTCTAAACTTTTCAAACATGGTCACCTCTTCTCCCCATAAGGGCGGTTTGGGTTTTCATAAAACGTCCGTGTCGGGAATACATAAGCCGGTATAGGCTGTGCCGGTCCCGCCATTTTGTCTACAATTTCGCGCCAACTATAGTTTCGTGTTTTTGGTGCCTTGAATTTTTCGCTCAATGTAAAACCCTCTTATCTTTATTTATGATATCCACAGTTTCACTAACAACTTGCGCTATTAGGCCGCTCAACGCGAAAGTGATATCCATCTTATCTAACTCTTCTTGCGGAGCATTGATGAAGTTAGAAAGAAACATAACCGCCAATTGGTGTGGGTTAACTGCTTGTTCCATTTGTTCCATTCTTATCCCTCAATAAGCTGGTAATGCCTCTGGTTCTAAATCATCAGAGAAAATAAATTGCGGGGGAGCGGCCTCTATATCGTAGATGCGAGACATAGCGTCCAACATATCGACATGAACCGCTGGGAACAGGTTGTATTCGTTATCAATCATTCTCTGGGTAACGTCATACAGCCTGCCGTTTTCATCCTTTTGCTTTATAGGACGAACAATTAACGATGCATCCCCCTGTTCAAAGGCCTTTTTTTGCCTTGATGTCATAAAATCCGAGGAGGGGGCCAAGAAGAAGCGCCAGTTCTCAAAGTCGGGCTGTAATCGTTGTACGCGATCCCGTTTAGAACCTGGCCCTTCTCTTGGCCAAGCCAGTTCCTCGATTGGAAAATAATTATTCTCAATACGCATCATCTCTTTGAAATGTTCGATATCGGAATCCTTTCCGTACCGCTCATAACCAACCTTTACGGTCATCGTCCCGGGTTGTTTAATCCATTTAGCCCGAAACTTAGATAATACGTTCCATCTTTCTTTCAGATTCAACCGATGGCATAAGCCATCCAATAGGTACTTATTAAACTGTGGGTCTACCCCGATAACAGCTATTGCTGTTCTATCGGAAGTTTGTTTCTTTGAATGGGCTGGATCACACAGGATATAAACATTCAGAACCCGTGGTCTGATCTCGATTCTTCTGATCCATTCTGGATCAAAGACTTGCTCTGAACCTGCTATCGGGTTCTGGAGCATTTGACAGGCCAACACATACTGGCCCATCGATGTCTTTTTCTTATCCCATTCGCCCGTTGATAATAGAATCGGATTACCGTCTGGCGTTCCGGTATCTGTCGCCGGATAAATTCGAGTCTCTGTCCCGCGGTCTATGATCTCTCGATAAGTATCCGCGTAATGGTAGCGAGTGCCAATGTACCACTCACGGTTTTGACCGCCAGCCAAGTTCTGGCTTAGATCGAGAGCCTCTGTTGTCTTTGATATCTGATCAGGCGTGTTAACGGAATCTCTGGTAACAACGTCATCATAGATTCTAAGATCATAATGGCGGGATATTGGCTGACCATCTACAAGACCCCATGCTTCAACAGTTGCTTCTTTGGGATTCGATTTACGTTTAACAATGATCCCAGCGTCCTCACTCCATTGAGGGGAATCCTGTCTTGGATTCGCGTAGCAAATGTCGGAATATAGGTCCCTAAGAAATTCATTGACCTCAAACTCTCTTTTTATTTGTTTTAGGAACCCCTTTGCGATAGGTCTCGTGTGGGAGAATATCCCTATCGTAATGTTTGGGTCTCTTAGGATTTCTTGGATCGCACCCGCATAAGTTATTAA